ATGAGGAACAGGAAGTCGAAATCACTTGCCCCGTGGCAACCCAAGACCAGATTTTAAACGAATCAAATAAAGAAGTTGCTATTCAAGATCATTCCTACGGACCCACAGGCAGCTCTTCCAAACAGTGTGGGAACTGTGGCTACTTTAATATGACCGCTTCGATGCTTGACTGTATCCACAAAGAAGAAGAAGAAGAAAAAGAAGAGGAGGAGGAAGAGGAGGGCGTTGGCTACTGTCAACAGTTTCATTTTATTTGTTCGGCAAAGAACGTGTGCGAATCTTGGATGAAGGGTGGTCCAATCACTGATCACATTGAGGAACCACGGGATGACGAAACAATGCTAGGTAAAAGGTTTATCTAACACCACCATGTCAGTAATTTCCAGATCCGATGTATCAAAGCAGCTAGTCTCTGGTAAGAGGAAGAAGCCTTCTTATAAAAAAGGTGGCTCTGTCTCTCGAGTGAACGAGGCAGGCAACTATACAAAACCGGGAATGCGTAAGAAAATTTTTGAAAGAATAAAAGCCGGTAACAAGGGCGGAAGTTCGGGACAGTGGTCTGCAAGAAAAGCTCAGATGCTGGCCCGACAATATAAAAAGGAAGGCGGGGGCTACAAGTAATGCCTCTTAAAAAATCTCAAAAAAGTTTAAAGAACTGGACGAATCAGAACTGGCGCACAAAATCTGGTAAGCCTTCGACACAAGGTGCAAACGCAACCGGGGAAAGATACCTCCCCGAGAAAGCTATTAAGTCTCTTAGTTCCTCTGAGTATGCTGCAACCACTCGGGCAAAGCGAAAGGGAACAAAAGCAGGAAAACAAGTGGTCAGACAACCAAGACGTATAGCAGCAAAAACAGCTAGATTTAGAAAGGCATAATCCTATCATGACAACATCAGGCACTACCACATTCAACATGGACATCGATGAGATTATCGATGAGGCCCTAGATATGATTGGTGGCGAGGCCGACCTTGGCAAGGAGCCTAAATCAGCCCGGCGTAGTCTCAATCTTATTCTCACAGACTGGCAGAACCGTGGCATCCTCCTATGGAAGACCGGGCTCGGAACCACGACCACCATCGAGGACCAGACCAGCTACGATCTTGATCAGGACATCATCGACATCACCGAAGCCTCAATCAGACGCTCCGGCACGGACATCGAACTAACCAGAATTTCCATGGACAACTACCAAGAGCTACCAAACAAGAGCACCACGGGTCGCCCAACCCAGTACGCTGTCCACAGGAAGCGTGACAACATCGAGGTCTATCTCTGGCCTGTCCCTGAAAATTCCACAGACATTTTCAGATACTGGAACGTCAGCAGATACCAAGACTTCACCAAGTCCGTAGACACTGCTGATGTACCTTTCCGTTTTCTCCCGTGTCTTATCTACGCCTTGGCATACTACATGGCAATCAAGCGCCCCGGTGTACCCGGGGACAGGATTGGTTTCCTAAAAGAGGTCTATGAAGAAGCCCTCGGAAATGCCATGCAAGAAGACAGACAACGTGCCCCCTTCCGGGCCATCCCCCGTCTCAGGGTCGTCTAAACCACCATGGCAGTCAGAAAATCCCCATGGTTCATCAGTGACAGATCTGGTTTCAGATTCCCCTATGATCAACGAGTCAAGGAACAGGGCACAGGTATGGTTGTCCATTTCTCGGAAAGCGATGGTGCCTTTGATCTCAAGAACCATCCCCAGAACCAAGCACCCCGTATCGGCCCTACCCGTATTCTTAGGGATGCTCGAACAGAGGCCCCTGTTTCTGTCAACCCCCTTGTATGGGATCCTTCAATGACTACGTTTGTATAGAATATTAGGATGATGGTATTGTTAAACAACATCAACGGCACATTGTAGGGTGGCATTGTGTCCTTTTTAATCAGGAGTAAGGGTTAAACCATGGCTATTTCACAGGGAATGAGCATCTCTTTTAAAAGACAAGTTTTACTAGGTGATCAAGATTTTGATCTTAATACTTTCAAGCTCGCTTTATACACAGACACTGCATCCCTAAGCTCCGGTACCTCAATCTACAGTACTTCGGCTGAGGTCAGCGGTGTTGGATACACAGCAGGCGGAAACATTCTGACCATCGTCACAGTTGTAGTAGATGGATCTGTAGGTATTGTTGATGTAAGCAATACGGCATGGACCACTGCAACTTTCACTGCCAGAGGCGGTCTGATCTATAACTCGTCTAATTCAAACTCAGCGGTTGCTGTCCTTGATTTCGGTGGTAACAAGTCTGTCGAAAATGGCACGTTTACAATCCAATTCCCAGCCCCAGCAGCCGCCACAGCTATTATACGTCTAGTGTAAAAAAGGAGTCGTAGGTATGGCTCTCATTGTCAAAGACAGAGTACAGCAGGATACGACGACTACAGGAACGGGCACCCTTACGCTCAGTGGTTCGTATACAGGCTTTGATACATTTTCGGAAATTGGTAACACTAATACCACATACTATGTAATCTCAGACCCGGGCTCTGGAGACTGGGAAGTAGGCCTCGGTACCTATACCGCATCAGGCACCTTGCTTTCACGAGACACGATCTTGGCATCGTCCAACAGTGGATCTGTGGTCACTCTTGCAGCCGGGACCAAGGTTGTCTTCTGCGGATACCCCGCCGGAAAATCTGTCTACCTAGATGCCTCGGGTAACCTCTTAGGTATTGCTGGAACTGTCTCAGCAACAAACTTCACAGGTGCCACGGTAACGGCCACCTCGAATATCCACACTCCGGCTTTAAGCGCAACAAATATCATTGCTGCTACCATAACGGCCACGTCAAACATCCACACCCCTGCACTATCGGCCACAAACATCACCGCTGCCACAGTAACGGTGACCACAAAGATTCATACCGCAGCATTGTCTGCAACAAACATCACAACAGGCACAGTCACAGCCACGTCAATCCATACTCTGTCACTCTCCGTGACAAACTTGATTGCTGCCACGATCACAGCCACGTCAAATATTCACACCCCCGCACTCTCTGCAACAGCCATCACAGCGGGAACTGTCTCAGCGACGGATATCCATGCAGCTACAAAGATCCATACACCCTCGATCTCAGCTACTAATATCTTAGCCACGACTGTCTCAGCTACGAATATCCATGCAGCTACGAAGATCTATACACCCTCGATCTCAGCCACGACTGTCTCAGCTACGAATATCCATGCAGCTACGAAGATCCATACACCCTCGATCTCAGTCACGACTGTCTCAGCTACGAATATCCATGCAGCTACGAAGATCTATACACCCTCGATCTCAGCTACTAATATCTTAGCCACAACTGTCTCAGCTACGAATATCCATGCAGCTACACAGATCCATACACCCTCGATCTCAGCCACGAATATTAATGCGACTAGTATCTTAGCCACGACTGTCTCAGCTACGAATATCCATGCGGCTACGATGATCCATACACCCTCGATCTCAGCCACGAATATTAATGCGACTAGTATCATAGTCACGACTGTCTCAGCTACGAATATCCATGCGGCTACGATGATCCATACACCCTCGATCTCAGCCACGACCGTCTCAGCAACCAGTGTATATTCGACTAATTTTTTCAAAAGTGGTGTAGCTCTGGCAGGACCGGGAAGAGTATTACTAGTCGATAACGATTGGTCTACCGGGACCCCCTCGACAGTCACGTTTGAAGACGCTGACGGCATGAACTGGAGCACCTACAGTTATTTCGACATTGAACTGTCAGGGTACCTCTCGGTCGCATGTCGGATCATATGTACGATGAGCCAAAGCGGCGTTTATGAAACCGGCGCAGTTGACTACCATTATGCCAACACGGCCCAAGGTTTTACCGCTTCCTTTTCTAACGGCACCACAGCTATTGATATCCCCAACGTCAGCAATCAAATCTACAAAGGCGCCGCTCAGTACAATGAGATGTTCCATCTAAAAGCTTGTCTGTATCATGGATTGTCAGACGGCACTAATATTGATGGCCCATTTATTCATTGGTCTTTTGCATCTAATGTTACTGGAACAGGAAACAGGGCACATGCAAATGGCACTGGAGCATTGCGAAACCTAGTTGCCACAGAAATTGACGGCATCAAGTTCCAACTGAGCTCCGGCACCATGAACAATGGATCATTCCGAGTTTGGGGGATTGTCTAATGACTCGATATAGTATGACAGGACAAGGACAGATTGTTCCTTTCACGCCTGAAGAAGAAGCGGAGGCCGACGCTTTAGAAGCAAAGAATGCTGCAATTGAAGCTGCGGAAAAAGCAGCGGCCCCTATGCGAGAGTGGGAGGAAGCCATGGTTGCAACTGATGCTCTTATGACTCGTGACGTGGAGGATCTGATTGACAACTTAATACTTACCGAAATCCTTACCGAAGAACAACTATCTACACGTCTAGCAGAATACCGTACTCTTAAGAAGAACGAACGTAATAAAAAACCAGTTGTACTGTAAATGGCTATAGACTCACGGGATTTACATAGATGACCTTTTCCACCGCAGCATTCTCCCAGATACCTTTCTCATCATCAATCAGAACGATTGATGTAGCGGTTCCGGTCACAGGTGTATCAGCAACCTTTCAACTAGGTTCTGTTGTTGCTGGCGCAGAAATAAAAATCGATGTATCAGGTGTCTCTGCCACATTTGAACTAGGCACCCTCAGTTTAGCCATTGACACAAATGTCTCTGTCACCGGGCTCACAGGAACATTCTCAGTTGGCACTGTCACACCTGCGATTAGCCGTGCGATAGATGTATCCGGGGTCACCGGCACATTCGAACTAGGCACCCCTAGTTTAGCCATTGACACAGATGTCCCTGTCACCGGGGTCACAGGCACATTTGACGTTGGTAAGATCTTCTACTGGTTCCCTGTACCCGACATATCCACTAACTGGACCACGGTTCCCCAGATAACAACCACATGGACCCAGACTTCTGACGTATCGACGACATGGGAATCTATAGCTGCCTAGTGCTGCAAGAGCTAATTGGCTCATATTAATAATATATGGTAGGATCATCGTATGCCTGTAACAACTTATTCATCCCTTGCAACCCAGATTCAAGAAACTGCTGAAAACACAGGTTCTGAGTTTGTTGATGCAATCCCTAATTTTATCTCACGCACAGAGAATAGACTGACACGTGATGTAGACTTACTAGGTTTGACAAGTTTTGCCACAACAAACTTTGTCGTAGCAACTCCTATTTACCAGAAGCCACCGAATGCATTGGTTGTAAAAAACCTGACAATTACTAGCAGTGGCTCCCGGATTAATCTGGTCATGAAGACCAAGGAGTATCTGAATGATTACTGGCCAGACCGTACTTCGGTAGGAGAGCCCAGATACTATGCAAACTACGGAAACGAACTCCTTATCGCCCCGGCTCCTGCATCAGCATACCCCGTTGAAATTTCATATGTGGTTGAGCCCACTGCTTTAGCTTCGTCAACACAGGAAACAAACTATTTCACACAGTACTGCTCAAACGCTTTATTTTACGGCTCCATGGTTGAGGCAACACTCTTCATGAAAAATCCAACTGCTGCTGGCATGTGGGAAAGTTTCTACGGCAGAGAACTTGAGGGTCTCAACAACGAGGCTCGTAGATCACGCAGAGACAGTATGGCCATGCCCGCAAGTCCAGCCGGTGGCCCGAACACTTTAACAGGAAGTAACTAACCCCCATGTCATCATACACCTCCAGAATCAGACTAGAAAAGCAGATCCCCGGTCAAAATGATAACACATGGGGTACTGTACTTAACGGTAACGTCATTGATCTTGTCGATGATTCTATCGCAGCCTACACCACGATCACGGTCTCATCCGTTGACGTTACTCTGACTCAGGCAAACGGTGCTTCTGATCAGGCCCGGAGTGCCTTCCTTGATATCTCAGGGGCTCTGACAGGGAACGTCAATGTCGTTATCCCCGCACTTTCCAAGGGCTACGGCATTCGTAATTCTACCTCTGGTTCTTTCACCGTTAACATGAAGACCCTCACGGGCTCCGGCAAGTTTATCCCCCAAGGTCAGACCATCAGTATTATATGTGATGGTGTGTCCGTACGTGACCTCGAAGTACCCGGTATCCGATCCACATCAAACGTAATTAATGTATCTGTGGGAACTTCCAAGATTGACATCAAAGTCCCCATGGCAGTCTCAGGAACTGTTTCTATCACAGGTGGCATTGTTGTATCTAGTTCATCCACTATGGTTGCGACCACGTTCTCTAGTAATATCAGTATGCTGGCCCAGTCTGATGCACGTTTCTTCGATGCTGATAGTTCTAACTATATCGGACTACAGGCTCCGTCTTCTGTATCAGCTAGTATTGTATATAATCTACCAGCCACTGATGGAGCAACTGGGGATGTTCTCCAAACAGATGGGGCTGGATCCCTGAGTTTTACTGTTGCGATGCCTACAGGTGCTGTTATTCCTTTTGCGGGCACCACAACCCCTACAAGTTGGCTCTTCTGTTATGGTCAGGCGATTAATAGAACCTCATACTCTGTATTGTTTGCTGTTATCGGCACCACGTATGGTGTGGGTGACGGATCAACAACATTCAATATCCCAGACCTGAGGGGTCGTCTTGTCGCCGGTCAGGATGACATGGGGGGTACTTCTGCTAATCGTCTCACAGGCCTATCTGGTGGTGTTGATGGCGATGTCCTTGGTGCATCTGGTGGCGCTGAGACCCATACACTAACAGCCGGGGAATTACCAACAGCAGCCACCTACCAGAAAGAGAACAGTCATGGAGGTCAGAGCGGAACATCAGGAAGTGGTCTTGCACAAAGTCCGATACAGGCTGCACTAACAGGGGCCAATAACGATCCGCACAACAACGTACAGCCAACATTTATCCTTAATTATATCATCCGAACAGTGTAAGACAATGCCCGACATTATTTTAGTCGCTGGCCCATTCAGCATTATCATCAATAAAAGGGGAGTCTGTTATGCACAGTGTAAATAAAATTACTTCTGGTACTCGCTACACCTTAGCAGCTTGGCTCACCCCTAATGGTTGATTTCACAGACAGGGAACTAGGTAATATGGAGGCTCGTATTGTTCTACTTGAGAAGGAACTAGGGGCCGTCCGTAATGATACCCGTAAAATTCTTCTTACGCTTTCAGAAGCACAAGGTGGCTGGAAAACATTGATGATGCTCTCCGGATTCTCTGCTGCTCTTGGGGGTGTTATCTCCCAGCTTTTTCTTAATTTTCCAAGATAATCCACACACACACACATGTCAACAGATACAACCACAACAAAATTCAAATTTACCCCAACTCTGCTTCGTGATGATACACAGTACGAGGCCGAGGGCGGTTGGTATGACGGTAACCGTGTCAGATTTCGTAATAGCAATCCTGAAAACATCCGAGGATGGAACAAGAGAGTACTAGGACAGCTAACAGGAACTCCTCGTGACATTGAGATATGGTCAGGACTAAATCAAACAAACTATATCGCATGGGGTACAAACAGTGCACTACAAATTTATGACGGTGGTGAGGTATCAGACATCACACCTATTACTTCGACTACACCCTTATCAAACCAGATTACTACCTCCGTTGGTTCTTCAGCTATTCTTGTATCTCTGACAGGACACACCCGGGTAGCTGGGGATCGTGTTGTATTTGTCTCGATGGCTGCTACAGTCGGTGGTAATGTTTTCCTAAATTCCACGTTTACCATTACCACGGCAACCGACACTAACCATTTCTCTTTCACGTATACGACCGTGGCCGCCGCAACTTCTGCCGATGTAGGAACTGTGACACTACAGTACCTGTTAAAGTCAGGAGCCCAGGATAACAATCCCGGACTTGGCTGGGGCGCTGGCGGCTACGGCACAGGTACATACGGTACTCCTGCTTCTTCATCAAATATTATTTTTAAGATGCGTAACTGGAGTATGGACACATTCGGCGAGGACCTTCTGACAAATCCCCGGGGTGGTTCGATATATCTCTGGGATGCAACATCTGGTACTGCTACCAGATCACAGCTTGTCTCATCTGCCCCTGTCTCTGTTAACAATGTGATTGTCTCAGAAAAATCAAGACACGTTATTGCCTTGGGCTGTAATGACATATCCGGTAATTTTGATCCATTGCTGATCCGCTGGTCTGATCAAGAGAACTACAACGTATGGACACCGACAGTTACTAATGCTGCCGGTGAGGTCAGAATCCAGAGAGGAACACAGATCAATCAAGGTATCTATTCCAGAGGCGGTGTTCTTATTCTGACGGACTCTGCTTTGTATGGCATGGCTTATGTCGGACAGCCCTACATCTTTACCGTCGATATTCTTGGGGATAGTTGTGGTTCTATCTCACCCCATGCGGCACAAGACTTCAACGGAATTCTGTTCTGGATGGGTGAAAATAACTTCTTTACTTTCAATGGTCAGGTACAGGTTCTTCCATCATCTGCCAGAAAATATGTTTTCTCAGACTTTAACTTTGCCCAGAAAGAAAAGGTATTCTGCGGTATCAACTCAGAATTTTCTGAAATTACATGGCTCTATCCCTCTGCTGACTCTGAGGAATGTGACAAATATATCTCATACAATCCGGTTGACAACTACTGGGTCTTTGGTGATTCTTACTGGACAACATGGGGTTATGGGGGCGGTATTTTTGAAAGTATCATTACCACAGGTGTCTCGGCTGGCAATGCTTATCTATATAATAACGAGCCCGAGGACACATACAGCGGTGTCATCGGAGATAATCAGCTAATCGGTTACGAGTCCTTTATCCAGAGCGGTGACTTTGATCTAGGGGACGGTGACGAACTCTTGTTCGCAGATAAATTTATCCCGGACTTTGAACTCACTGACCCCGGAGGAACTAATAACGATCCACAAATCAACATCCTGTTGGGCTCTAAACAATACCCCACGGCTACAACGGTAAGCAAAGGTCCCTTTATTGTCAGTGCATCGACCCGATTCCAGAACATCCGACTACGTGGCAGACAGGCAAATCTCAAGATATCCTCAAGTGCTATTGGTACCTCGTGGAGACTTGGGACATTCAGGCTTGATCTGGTCCCAGATGGTAAACGCTGATGGTTATCAATGTAGGTAATTCAGGAAAGTTCTTTATCCGATATCCGGGGGCACCTCGTACCGAAACCCCTGAGATGCAGATGGCGTGGTCCCAGCTTATCAGAAATCTGGAACTCCGTGACAATCAAAGTAATATCGATGCCGCTTCTCAGGAGCCTTATGTTATTTCAAATGTATCCGTAAATAGAACATATGATGTCAGTGTTGGCCAAATATCGGTCTCTGCTGTAGCTAACGCACTGGGGACTTTATTGCAGGATCTTAAACTAAAAGGTATTATAGGATGATTAACAGGAGAATTTACTAATGCCAGCACCGGGTCAGAATCAAGATAGAGTTGATAGAAGTAGAAAATCTACTGGATCAACCTCAGCGGCAAACGACTCCGGTTGGAGTGATATCGGTGGTGGCCTTCGCAGCATCTTTGATGGCGTTAGCAATACGGTGGCTGACGGGCTCAGGGGTCTTGGCTTCGGAGAACCAAATACAGCGCAGCAAAATGCTAATATGGGTCGCCAGAGAGGTGTGACAGGAGCCCGTAGTGGCGGCCCGGGACAAACCCGTGAGATCGTTAGAAAAAATCCTCAGACACCTTCTGCCCCAGCCGCTTCAGCCCCAGCTTCACCCGCAGCCTTACGAACAGCCGCTAATCTTCAGAATTACCTCTCGGATCTTCAGAGAATTGCAATCGGTGAAGCAGACGCACAGGAAGCCCTTGCCAGATTTGGTATAGCCCCTGAACAGTCAATGTTTAGTTATCGAGAATCTTTCCCAGAATTTGGTGACTCAATGTCTAATCTGTCTCTTCCCGAGATTATTAAACGATTTGGTAATATGTCCCAGAACCCCGAACCTTTTGCTGAGGGTGGTAGAGTAGGAGAGAATACTGACGCTCGTGGTGATGACCGTGTTCGTCCCCGTCCTGACCCAGGCGTCTCCACAGACCTTGCAAAATTCGGTGACATGCTCCGTGATCTTATGATGATTACCCCTAAAACAGATGGCCGAGGTATTGAAAATCCTTTCGGTGCGCCCAATAAACCTCAAGCCCGTAGACCACAGAAGCCTCCCCAGATTACTCCCGGCGGTCTTATGCCCCGTGATCTTATGATGATTACCCCTAACACAGATGGCCGAGGTATTGAAAATCCTTTCGGTGCGCCCGATAAACCTCAAGCCCGTAGACCACAGAAGCCTTCCCAGATTACTCCCGGCGGTCGTATGCCCCCTGACCTGTCGATTGACGTATCTCCTCTACTTCCTCCGGGACAGTCTCCACGAGAAAGGGAACTAGCAAGAACCAGAAATCAACTAGATGTCCTGAGTCTTATGGAGGCCGTTAAAAACGAGCCTGAGATTACCGAAGCAACCTACCCGGGTATGCCCCCTGACCTGTCGATTGACGTATCTCGTCTACTTCCTCCGGATATGACACAAGAGAGAACCCCCGGAAGAAGTAGAACCGAAGCAGCCTACCCGGGTATGTCACCGGATGACCAGAGTCTTTTTGATTTCAACGATGCCGAAGATCTTAAGGAGCAAGATCGTGCCGTTTATGACGACCTTTTTCTTGGCGAAGGAGACATATACTCACGATTTATTTCAAATGTAGAAGGCTCTAGCACAGAAGGATATGTTGTCCGGAGTGACGAAGATTCTAACAAAGCCCAAGGGCAGTCTGGAGTGGCTATCGCTAATGGCCTTGATTTTGGCCAACACGATGAGCAGTCTCTTAGAAACATGGGTCTTACAGAGGATCTAATTGAAAGGTTCCGCCCATATTTAGGCAAGCAAGGAGATCTGGCTATAAGTTTTCTTGCTGATAATCCTTTGAGAATCACCAATGAAGAAAAAAACTTTATTCAAAATAAACTAAATGTGTATGAATATAACAAGCTTAGAAGTATTTGGAATTCTTCAGAAGATACATCTTCTTCTTTTGAAGACCTAACTCCAGAGCAGCAGACTGTTGTGCTTTCTGTTTATAGGCAGTATGGTAATTTAGCTGAAGCAACACCAAGATTTTGGGCCGCTGCAAGTTCTGGTGATTGGGATGCGGTTGAGGATGAACTAAGAAACTTTGGGGATGATTATGATTCACGAAGACGCCAAGAAGCTGATCTTCTTTACACCGGTTCCCGTTTCGCCCATGGCGGCCCCGTCTCTTCCCGCAACAGGGCACTCCCCATGGTCGAGGGTGATCACGTTGTCCCTGCCCATGCAGTCAAGGGCAACGAGGGTGGCCTTGCAGCCCTATCCCAAAAGCTAATGGATAACCAGAACTACAATGGTATGATCAGTGGTCCCGGTGGTCCTCGTGATGATGCTATCAAAACCCGTGTCTATGCAGCAGGCGGTGGAATCTCGGGTAAGATGGACAATCTACAGAACCCTTTTAATTCTGTCCCGGCTCGTGTCTCAAACAAAGAATACGTCATTCCCCGTGACGCCATCACAAACCTTGGTATGATGAATGGTGCCCAAGAAAGCGATGCAAACAAAGTTGGTCAGGATATGATTTATCAATTAGTTGAACACTTAAAAAGGAAGACATAATGGGATTTCTTGACAGTCTTTTTAAACCGGGAGATATTGAAGAACAAGGACAAATCAAGTCCCAGACTAATTTTCCGCAGTGGTACAACCGTCTTAATCAGGCTAACCTTCTCAGAGCTACTGAGACTTCGTTCGAGCCGTATCAGGCATATCAGGGACCACGGCAGGCTCTTTCTGGTAAAAATCAAAGGAACGCACGTCAGGGCATCAGCGACATTTCAGGAATTGCTGCCCCGTCTTTTGCCGAGGCAATGAATCAGTCAAGACTAGGTGCAACTCAGTTAGCCGGGACCGACATGCGCCCATACATGTCCCCCTATCAGCAGGGTGTTACTGACATTGCCCTGAGAGAAGCCCGTAAACAGGGTGACATCCAACGTAACCGGCTTAACTCTCAGGCCACTCTTTCCGGTGCCTTTGGTGGTTCTCGTGCGGCCCTTGAACAAATGGAATCTGAAAGAAATATCCAGCAGAATCTGGGGGACATTCAGGCAACGGGATCACAGCAAGCCTTCGAGAACGCCATTGCCCAGCTAATGGGTGACCGTGCAGCGGCATCACAGGCTGCTCCACAGATGGCTGCTTTAGGAACAGGACTTCAGGGAGTGCTCACATCAGGTCTGAAAGAATCCGAACTTGCCGGTGAGCGGGAACGTTCTGAACGTCAGGGTGCCCTTGATACCGCATATCAGGACTTCTTAACACAGCGCCAGTACCCTATGGCACAGGCATCTGGCTTACAGAGCCTTCTTACCGGAGCTTCGGTCCCCGGATCATCCCTACAAACCACGTTTGGGCAACCCCCATCCGTGGGAGGACAGATAGCTGGTGCTGCACTGGCCGCCGCATCCCTCTTCGCAAAAGACGGCGGAGAGATCGGTGTACGAAGATATCAGGACGGTTATGAGGTCGAAGACTTAAACCAAGATCTACAGGCTCTGTCTTCGTCCTTGTCTGATTGGTTTAACACACAGTTTGAAACAGGTGTCGGTGATCTTGAAAACATTCCTACCCAGACTTGGCATGGGTTGTATGGTGATCCCCCGCCGGGACCATCTTTTCAAACATATTTTGCCGCACGACAAGCAGCCGCAGACCAGGCAAAGCTGCTTGACAACGGTGGACCAAGATTTGAGCCTGATGTTGCACAGCGATTCCTTATGACTGACGAAGCCCCAGACACAGCCCCAGACACAGCCCCAGACACAGACACAGACACAGACACAGACACAGACACAGACACAGACGATACAGAATCCGGGAAAGGCTTTGACTACAACTCACTCCTAGAACTCGGCCTTGGTATGATGGCAGCAGGGGCAGTCCCCGGTTCCACTGTTGCAGGTTCTCTTGGTCAGGGTGGTCTCTCGGCTCTTCAGAAGAGAAGAGACGCAGATGCCCTAAGCAGAAAAGAGGATCTGGAAAACAGACAGCTTGATATTATAGAAAGGGGTCAGGATCAGGAATATATGGCTGATCTTTCAGCCCGTGATCGGGATTTCTTAGAGGATAAACTCGAAACTGTTGATAATGATATAACAAGTATTTATGGTCAGCTTAAGGATATCTCGGAAAATGTACAACTGAACGGAATTTCAGTAACGGGCCAAAGTAAAGCAGAACTAGAAGATACGCTAATACAGCTTATACTGTCTCAAAGCGTTCTGCGGGGGCGGTTAGGATTTGACAATGGAGGCGTTCTTGTTCCAGGAGACGCCCTAGACTATTAACTGTAGAGAAAAACTATGTCAGAACTAACCCTTAATTCTTTTGGTAAAACCTATACCTTTAGGGACGATGTTACCATGGAAGAGGCCATAGCTGATGTCCGTGGTAAATTAAATCCTAAGTATGCAGGAACAAATATTGAAAGATTATTCAATTCAAATCTAAATCTGGCGGTTGAACAGGCTGACCCAACCCGGTTCGCCATCGACCGCTCCCTATTTGGCGAAGCCGTGAACGGCATACAACTAGGGTTCAACAACTTCTTAGGCTCCACGATCAGTGGCGTTGAGTCTGTCCCAGAAGCAATCTTTGGTACCGAACTCTTTGGTAACTATTTCCAAGATTGGGGCACCGACTTCATGGACGAAGGCCTACGTAACTATAGGCCCGGACGTTCTTACGAGTGGGCCGGGAATCTCGGCAATGCCTTGGGATCTATCGGTGGCTTCATGGCAGGCATGGGCGCTGCCGCAGTTACCGGCGCTGCGGTTGCCGCAACAGCCCCGATCTCATTAACGGCTGGCGTTGCGGCATCTGGTTTTTCCTTGGCCGCTGGTCTGGCTCTTGGTGCCGCCTCATCAGGTGACGAGGCAAACAGACGAGCCCAAGCAGCCGGAGCAACCGAAGAAGAAGCTAGAATATCCACCATTGGCGGGGCACTTTTAGGTCTCACCGAGGCATTGCCGGCAGGAAGAATTCTTCCCTTCGGATCACGCTTCCTCGCAGCAGCATCTGGGGGAAAACTCGGCGCTGTGACGAAACAGCGGACCATGGGTCTTATCCCCGATGACGCAACGTATTACCGAAAGCTTGAACAAATCAGGGACGAGTCAAAGTTTCTTCTCAGGTATGCAAAAGAGGTCGCAATAGATGCCGGGCTTGAAGGATCACAGGAAGCACTACAGGCCATTGGTCAAAACCTGATTGAACACTACGTCTACAATCCTGATCAGCCTATCGTAGACATGGCTTCTATCGAAGAGGGCCTATACGGCGGCTCCGCTGGTATGATCATGTCCCTGATTACATCACCTTTCAAGGTCCGTGGTAACCCAGCAGGGAACGTACTAAACAGGGAAAAAGCATTAGATACTGCTGCTCGTACTTCTCTTAACAGGGGCTTCGAATCGGGCAGTCCCTTACAAGGACATATCAACACTCTCCCAAGTGGGACAGTACGTACTCTTGCAGCGGCATCAGAAGCCGTAACAAAAAAACTTGGTACCCCTATTCTATTAGATGAGGACACCGGAGTGGTGGCAGAAGGTCCTGTATCTCTTATCCCAAAGATTAGTCCATTCTCAGAAAAATTCATTATTCCAGCATCACTATCCCCAGAACAACAGACAGAAGTTATAAACGCACTGGGTAAACCAAATGTTGTCATGGAAAAGGACGTGACCCCTGCAAATTTGGAAGCTGCTGCCAGCAAATCTGATCAAACTTTCCGAAGATTCAGAGAGAATCTTACCAAAAAATCAAAGATCCCATTACCCGCCGGTACAGTTGAAGTTGATATTGCGAAATTAAGTACAGCCGCTCCCGTAGCGATTAAAAAGATTATTGACCCAATACAAAAGAAACTTGAAGTTCTTCTTCCGGGTGTATCCCTTTTAGAAGCATACACCAAGCCTAAAGCATTTGCTCAAAAAGTGGATAGTTTGTATGGAAAAGGAACCTCAGAATTTCTTAACATTACTAAGTTACAAGAGGGAGGTAAGCTCACCGAAAAGGCCACGAAGCTTAAGACAGGCGAGAAAACATACGCCACCAAGGTAACCGAGAAGGCTCAAGCCGAATTACAATCTATCGTTACGGGTCTTGAACAGCAAGCGAAAGCGGCGGAAATCGGTAATAGACGTGCGGCGACCTACTTGGATCGTATCGGTGCCAACCCTGATAAAAAAGCTGTCCGTGGTGAAGTTAAAAGAGGTGCCCAGTTTCCGGCACAATCTAAGGACTTGAGACCCTTTAGCAGTAAGGCGCAGGAAACTCTGGTTAAAGATATCCGTAAGCTCGCCGGGGACAAGGTCAACGTCATGTTTTCCGGGGCAACTAAAATCCGGGACATGTACAACAAATTCTCCGGGGGTAAATTTCAAACGGTCCTTGGGTTTACCTTGGGCACAGGTGACGCAATCGTCTTAAACACGGACTATGTCAAAAATAACCCCAGAGCCTCAGTGGATATTCTTGTCGGCGAGGAAGCCTTCCACGTTGCCCAGACAATGTTCCTCACCGATGGTGAACAAAAAATTCTGAGAGAAGTCTTCACCCCAGAGCTTGCAAAACAGAACGGTATCGATCTCGGGTCATACACTGATCCAGAAATGAAGATACTTGAGGCACAAGCCAAGCTCATGGGCAAGGCCTATGCAAAGGGTCTCGACTCAATCAAAGGACTGCCCCAGAAGAAGAAGGGCTTCATCCGCACAATCATGGCCAAACTGCTAAAGGGTCTCAAGTCCTTGGCCGGAATCGCCAAGAAAAATAACAACGAGTACCAGAGTATCGATGAAATCTTTGATGCGTTCTCCTCTGGAGAATTGGCCAGACCCTCACAGGCACGGTCAGCATCTCTGATTGACAATACGAATCTTAACAAGATCTACGCCTCTGGTGATCAAGGATCATTACCTCTGATCAAAACCCTAGAGAGTAAAATTGAGCCCGGTAAGAAAGCCTTGAAATCTACTTTTCAGGCTATGTACGATTGGACCTATTCCAAGGTTAACACATCTTGGGACTTCTTTAGTAAGTACGAAGGTCTTGGTTCGGTTGCCAAAATCGTTCGAAAAATTGAAGATAAATATGAAAGTGTTTTAAGAGGTGTACGTGATCGAACCAGTGAAGGACATTTGAATAAACTAATCGAGTCAGAGAAGGCCACTCTCAATGTCCTATTTGACTTGGTTAAGTATGTCATGGACGAACGGCTCAAACCAGGAACAGTTGTAGACGAAAAATTCCTCAGGGATCTTGGGATCACTAATGAAAACACAATCAACAAAATTCTTAAAGAGCCATCAACGGTCTCACGTGAAGATTTCTATGGTCAGGACCTTGTTCACCAAGATCCATCAGTGGGAAGAGGCATGACTTTCCGAGTTGAACCCGGCTCAGTACTGAGTGATGTGGTGAAAGAAACCGGAGACGCACTAAACTTTATCTACGATGAAAAAGTAGAAGCTATCGTGGAAACCTTGTTGAACCAAGCAAACGATGCCATCAGAATTGATAGCAAAGACGGGGAATCTTATGTCCCAATAACTTTCAAAGATATTCAAGAAAACAAAGAAAGCCTAGCTAGCAAAATTAATCAGCTAGAGCAGAACGGGATTACCGAATCTTTGATCAACCCCTTTAGAGAGACTCTGACTATTTACACAAAGGCTCTAAAGAAAAAAGGTATTTTATATTCTCCGTCACTTCGTACTGGATCTTATGGTTTCAATTTCACTTACATTGACAGGAACGGGAGAACCATTAAAGGTTTTAAAATGATACCCGATGGAACCGTACTAAAGAAATCTGTGAGAAAAGCCAGAGAGTTTTCGATAAAGTTTTTTAAAGATAATCCCTTATACAGACCCATGGCCCGTGATAGTGAATCTCCCGGTTCTCCGGAAAACGTTGTTTTCACGGTAGATCGAAATGACTTTTTAAAAGATCTGGACATTGATGATGTCAGTAAAATTCTAAGTATCTTTGATACTATCCAATTAGAAAATGCCACCTATACAGATAGAGAGTTAGCCGATTTCAGAAAAAAACTGGCGGCAAAACTTAGTAAGGACGTGGCAACGAGAGCTCTTCCAAAATCAAACAGCGTCCCCGGGCACTTGACCAATGAGAATTTGTCCTCGTATCTGAGTAGCGGGTGGAACGACTTTATCTCAGGACAGGCCAACATTATTTCTCGTCTGCCTAATAACGCTCTTCTTCAGAAAGAGATACGTAAGGCAGAAAGAGATTCTTCTATTCCAGAAGATGTGTCTAAACAGATTCAAGAGGTCTGGGGAAAGGACGGTTATCTTTCTAAACATAGTGAACTCTCAGATTTTGCCAAGAGAAGTGCCTTTACGTTCTGGCTCGGTGGGAACTTGTCGTCAGCTATTGTAAATCTGGTTGGTCTTTTCCACACAACCTTACCTTACATGCTGGCAATTGCTGGTAATCCAGCACAGGCTCTGCAGGCTTTAACCAAGGGAACAAAGATCGCCCTGCTTATGACAAAACAGATGTCGATAAAAGCCCCAAAAGTCGGAGCCCTTTCTTGGAGAGACAAGTTTACTCAGTTCGCCGACAGACCCTTTGACTTTACAAAGAAACCTGCGGGACTCTCAGACGCAGACTGGGCTGTATTACAGAGTATTCAGCCTACCCTACAGCCTATGCAGCTTTCAGATATCACATCTAATTTGGCACAAAAAGGATTGTACAAAGGTAATAATCCTGCGGCCCGTGCCATTGCAACAGTAATTCAGGGATCAGGCTTTGCCTTTGCATGGGTTGAACAATTCAACCGAGTTGCCACGGCCATTGCTGCTATCGAATTAGCTAAGAAGTCCCCCGAAAAATCTAAACTGCTTTTTGAAGCCGAGGGTAAAAACAGATTCGGGGAATATACACTAGAGAATTTTGTCATGTTCTCTGTCGAAAAGACCCAGTTCAAGTTTGATAAGACTGAACGTCCTGCATATAACCGTGGTCCTATCCGTGGAATTGTTACGCAGTTCCTACCATACCAGACAAAGGTTTTCAGATATTATCTAGGCGCATTGAACGTAGCCATGACCGGAACCTCTGGCATTGATGTCAACGGCAAGCCAATCAAGATAGATCGTGAAACCAGAAAAGTCTACGCCGCTATGGCTTTGTATTCGACAATGGGTTTTGTCGCTGGTGGTGGCATCCTTGGTCTCCCCGCCGCTGCGATAATCGGGGATATGCTGTCACTGATTGCTCAGGTCTTCAGCGATGAAGAAGAATCCCCTGAAGATTTTCTTATGGATTTGTTAAACGACATAGGGCTTGGTCAGGAAATATCAGGTGCGTTAACAAACCGTGGTGCGTTATCACTATTAGGATTAGAGATTGGTAAACGTACCGGGCTTGAGGGTCCACGTACTCTGTTCCAAAACATTCTTGGTCAGAAAAAAGCAAACCCCGAAGATTTCTTTGGGCCTGTTGGTGGTATGGTTGGAAGCATTTCAAACGCTGTTAGGCGTTATAACAACGGTGACACCCTATTATCCGTGGTCGAACTGATGCCCCCGGTTTTCAAGAACCTCTACTTAGCTACGGAGGGGGGCAGACGTGTCAGCCTGTCGGGACGTGAGCTTGGGGTGGAATCTTTTGGCGGCGTAAACTTGGCGGACGCTGTCCTGCAAGCAATCGGCTTTGCCCCCACGGCTGTGATCGAAGCCAGAAGCGCCGCTTACAAAGAAATTATGATCAACCGTGATTACAAAGATCGGGGGAGTATGTTCGCCAATGACCTGAAAAATGCGTACGTTGAACTACTGATCGCACAAGAGGAAGGCGATAAAGATGCTGTCAGAGAATACTCAGAACAAGCTCAGGTAATTATCATGGCAGCGAGGGAACAGATGCAGGAAAATCCTGACAAACCCTTTAGCTTTAACCCCCGAGACTTGATGCGGTCAGCTTTTGATGATTACATCCGCAGGACTGGAAAAGCTTTGCCGTTGACAAATCTACCGAAAGTCGTACGTCCAGAGTTCATTGAGTATCTAGATCAATTTTCATATCGATACCAGCCTTCTTAACCACCTGAACCTGAGCAGAACCTTGTGAATAGAACACTGGATAATCCGCTGTCTTACATTTACAATTACCATCACATTTACACGTGCTAGTTTTTAGCTGTTTAGGTTTCGCTTCATAAGTCGTACTCATTCAGTTCTCCTTTATGTGATTATTTTTGACAGACTCTTTCATAAACTTCATTATGAATTAAGATCTGTCTAGCCGTCCCTTCTGTCAGGACATCATCATGTGAAATAAGAATGGGCTCCATGATAGAGCAGATGTCAATCCCGGCTCCACTTGTCGAGCAGGCGCTTAGTAACATCAGAAGGAGACATCCGCTTAACATCGGTACGTATTTCATTTTTCTCCTGTGATTTCTTGAGGGACTCCTCAGCATAGTCAGCACGGGCTGATCTCTTACCCGCAAAGTATGGCATAATAAAACCAGCTAATTTATTGAATACGCTGAGGACAGTCCCAATTATTGATAACATCGTATTTACTTAGCTTCGCCTGTGTGTTTTGCTTTGCCGAAATTAAGCGAAGCCCATTCGATAAGTTTATAAGCACGGCCTAGAAGGGTATTAGGATCTGGTGTCTTTGTGCCAGCGACTAGCAATGATGCTGCAACAACAATCAGACCACCGATTTGCATGAAGATATCACGTGCATCCCAAACCCTTTCCATAATTTCCATAGTGTATTACTCCTCTTGTAATGCATCCGCATACTCAATAAGAGAATTCTGGATACGACTTAGCATAAAATAGATATCCGGTACTGACAAACCGGCAGTAATCCAGTGATGACATTCATTTTTAGAAAACGTCACCAGCAAAACTCCGTCAACATAGTCTCCGGCTTTATCCAGATACTCTTCAAGTTTATCCAGATCATTTCTGATATTATCAATTTTATCTTCTTGGGTCAGGTCAGGAATATGCGATAACTCAGTACCCGGAAAATTAATTACTGTCATGACACATTGACCTGTAAGAATGATTTGTAGGAGTCATAGTTTTTCTTATCTTTCTCAATCTGCCAGAGGGCATATCCCATACCACCTTTGCCATATACATGATACTCGGAATCATCGTCTCTCTGGAAGAACTGTTCCATGTCTTGTCCCATGGCCAGCAGTTCCCCTGTTGAGATAAAGGACTCTTCACCGACTGAGACCTGTAGATATTTCTGACGGCCTGTGTCGTCCTTCGTACTCATGTCAACCGGATCATTCAAATCCATACAGGCATCGTAACCGAATAGATGAAACGTACGGAATCCAAGAGTATGCATCAGGGCAATTTGCCGCATCGCTGCACAGGTTCCACCAGTGATCAAGAGCCTGTCCGACATACCTTCAAAGTTCACCACAGCATTCGAGAACGCATCCCAGCCGATAACCTTGGACTTCTTTCTTTTCAGATGAAAGGTCACAGATGGGTCTGTCATCGAAGCCACAAAGTAATATGTATTGGGATTCGGATTATCCAGCAGGTCACGGCGCTTAAAGCCATGCGTTGAGATACCATCAAGTTCTCGTGGATCAAGGATGACACAGCCCCAAGGTATAATACCATTTTCCATCAGGAAGTTATGGGCGTGTTTCACGCAAACAACCTTGTGTCCTCTTTCGTAGAGCTCCTGAATTAAAGGCAATTCCCTCTTGATTGAGGGACCACCAGAGACACAGATAACACTCTCCGTATTCCAGTGGTATCGGGAGTTAATCCACTTATCAATTGTCAGATGATTCGACTTGATATTATTGTGGATATACTCATCGGGGACGCAGTCACGTGGCTGCACCTTGATAGGAACTGAGATATTTTCGAAGTCGGGGGGGATAGGTAAGTTGCTATTAATAGCATAGGCAAGGCAAGTGATCCCACCTCCCCGTACCCCGTCCCGTGACGGGATCACACCTGAGTGAAGATCCTTGGAAAGTTCCCCATCAATAATCAGGTTACACCCAAACTTCGCAGTGTCTAGGATTTCCCCGCCTTCGCCAGATGGCCTGTAGTAATCATCAAAGACAACAACAGGGACATCCTTCAGGTTATTATAGTCCGATCTAATCGTTTCGATTGAGTGTCCCCCATCGATGTAAGCAAAGTCTGGGGAATATCGAGACATGATCTGGGGAAGAGTGTCTTTTGAATTACCCTTGATCAGTTCGAAGCTGACCTTCTTTCCTTCCATAAGAGCATCCTTGGAATAGTTATTAAGGAGTGCCTTAACATTATGAAGGTATGTCCGCTGCTTTACGTTAGCTTCTTCTTTGTCCAGTTCTTCACTGCCGTCTTCAAAAGTATCCAGTCCGACGTAATGAACAGAATCCGAATTTTCAAGTGCAGCACTAAGTAAGCGTAAAGCTCTCCGGCCATTCCACGTACCGACTTCGAGAAGCTTGGTGCTCTTGTAATGGGTGATGAACCTTTCGATCTCTTTATAACGCAAAGGTCCGTGTTGATAAGGCGCATTAAGAATCGTCTTACGGCCCCCTTTAAAGTGAATGAAGTACTGGGCCAAAGCAGAGTACTCAAACGCATCCAGTGTTGCGGTATAAGGTGAAAGATTGTGAGCATTAATCCCATGGTTTTTGTGAAGGTTGAGGAGCCGTTCGAACGAAAAAGCATCTGTCCATTCCCTTAAGCCAAGAATTTCATTGGATGTATATAGGCCCCGCCAGTCACGGAGAAATTCATGAGCCTTATTATAATTAAGATTAAAACCAATGAAGCCTGTTTCAGAATAATCGATAATCCCTTCACGTCCAAGATGTACCACATCTGACGTGTCAGGAAAAACAAGATTCAAAAGGTTGTTATCTACTTTCTTTGTGGTAATCACGTCCGCATCAATCCAACAAATCCATCCCATGTCCTTCTTTGAAGACATGTACTTCACATGATCACATAGGGCGAACACCTTGTGGCTGAATTTAACAGCGTCCATCCGATAGTTGTAAGGCTTACCCCCATTAAACTGAGCGTTCTTTGTCTTGAAAGAATTTAGATCCGTGTTCTTATCCAGAGACACATAGATAATATTCTTTTCTTTAATGATATCTTTTGGTAACTTTCCACCATCATAATACACAGTGAGCCTGATGTTCTTAGGCCAGAACTTTACCCAGCTTTCGATAAAACGTCGGGCGTATACGTCATAGTCGCTGATCTTGAAAGAGGTGATTACATTGATAGGGACGTGAAGATCTAGTTTGTATGGGATGGTCATGGTAGTGGTCGGTTTCCTTTGTTAATAAAATAATTTTGGTGGGCCAAGCTTTTCAAACTCGTTCATCCATTCCTGAGAGAATAGACAGTTTCTGTATTTAGGAAACCATGGGCCTCCTTCGGTATAGTGGATAGCTTTTGGTGTGACACCTTCGTTTTCACCCTCGATAAAATTCCATTTGACCGGGATGTCTCCGATCAGATCTGGGGAAGACAGCCATCCAAACTGATGCAAGTGTGTGCCCAGGGCTGTGTTCACGGTACTGATATCGAGTTTAATGTTTTCAGGGTGGCTCATGTTGAAGAGCATTAGACTGCTCCAGAGTTTCATATTGTAAGCCATCTGAAGCCTACCGTCCATCTTGATCGAGGACTGGGGGGTATAGTCATGCTTCACAACCGATACCGCTTTGGTAGTGTCGAAGTGATCCTCGATCATCTCTTGGATATCACCCAGAAACAGAAAATCACAATCGAGAAAAACAACAGGTCCTTCAGATAGTCCATTTCGTCTGGCAAGCTCGGGTACAAGGAACCGTGTAAAAGCAAACTCTGTAGAGAAAGGTCGTCCATCGGTTTCATCCCAGTAGTCTCCTTTCTCATCAACTCTCCATGTGCGCCAGAACTTTTTAGCATCCCGAAGTTCTTGGTGTCGGAGTGGGATAATGTCCTCCTCCTTAAGACCCGGTGAGTTTCTAAGAATAGAGGCGTGGCATACACGGTATACCACGTCTTCTCGGTTATCATAACCGATAAATATCTTTGTCATTGTACTCTACCAGTTTAAAAAGGATGGGACTCTAGGGCTAGAGTGGTGGCGAACTTCTAAGACAGAACCTTTTTCTTTTTATTACCTCTTCATGTATAATCATACCATGGTCCTCATACAGGGTATTAAGATAAGACCGCCAAAGTTCTTTGGCATTCTCTGCCGCTACTTCGTAGCTATTGTAAGCCCGTTCGCTTTCAGACATTGTGATGTCATACAGTTCTTCCTGACAATTTCGAATCTCTTCAGAGAGTTCTTTGATTCTTGCATTCTTGCTGGCTTCTTCAGTCATTTTCATTTCTATTGTTATTAATAAAGCTCTGCATTGTCAACGGATATATGGTAAAACGTTTCGCCTTTGTCAAGGTATCTATTACTAGCTTCCTTAACTTCTGAAGATCTTACCACGTCCGCAGGAATTCTCCAGAAGTTTTCACCGTCCGCAGAAATTACATAGAACGTAAGATCTTCCTCATCATACTTATCTAGTAACCTCTTCTTCCTTGATGGAATACGAATCTCTGACCAATGTTCTGGCCACTTACCCTTCCATGAGAACTTCATCTCGGCCTCGTGAAAGAAACTCCCACCGTTCTTGGTTGTCTCTATATCTGCGTAGTAATTTTCTTTGCTGTTAACAATCGAGTGACCCTCGCTTTTCAGGTAACTGCTGATGACATCTTTTGCAGTCTTGTCTGCCATGTTATACAGGCTCCGAGAGAATTTCTTTTTCATCAGAAAATCTCACAGGAGTTGCCAACACAGGCAAGCTCCTGAGACGCAATGGTGTTGTCCTCTTTCTCGTAAAAGGCTAGGTCTTCCCAGTCGATATCTGTTGGCATAGTCATAAGCATTTCTTTATATTGTTGTTCATTGATATCGGTGTACGGGGCTTGTTGATAGACATGATCATCGAATGGTAGAAATGCAATGCCTGATAGATAATGCCAGTTATCATGGAGCCACGCCCCTACCTTAAGCCACTCGTCGTCTTTCATCGAGATTGTGACTGAAGGCTTATGCTCACACCAAGTTGTGGCATAAATCTTCCAGAAGTTAAGCTGTTGCAGCGCAGTCTTATCTGTTCGACAGATTGAATTTTCTGGTGCAGCCATGGGGAAAGAGAAGATAACATTCTGTGAATTACCAAGATCTGCCTCGTTCGGAAAGCCAGCCTTGATCATAAATTCTGTAAGCGGGTCTTTAATGTCAGAACGGACAGTGCGTATATAGTAAGGATTATGACGGGCATGAATACCACTAGAACTATCAACAAGCTGAGAGACAGTACCACTAGGCTTGACACAAGTGATCGATGCACTAGGATTAATGCCCAGCAAATCAGCGTATTCACGATTGACTTCGACTGCGTATTCACGTAGGTCATTTAGAAGTTTCTCCAGATCAGGGTTTTCCTCGGTCAGAAGAGGACAATCTAAAATCCCCGTTAGTGAAACACCAAGAAGTCTTTCCTCCTCTGTGTTTTTACGCCAGATTTTTCTGAGGTATTTGAAATTAGTAAGCGTGGACTGGATAGTGCCAAGGATTGTTGCGGCCTTGATCTTATCCATCAGGGTTTGTTTAGTATCAGAGGGACGGCAGACAACCTCTGTCAGATTACAGAATTGATTTGGCCTGAGAATAATCTCAGAGCATGGGTTTGTTCCGAACTCGTGGTCAGGATCACGGCGACCATTCTTCTTGACATGATCTTTTGCTGCTTGTCTATTGAAGATACCCCGCTCCCCATTCTTAGACATATAGAGAGCCAGCCACTCTTCCATGAAGACACCAATATTATCCGGCTTCTCGGTATAGCATACCGAGTTATTGGCCAAGGCCCTTTGTGGATTTGCCTTGTGCCACTCACCTACTTTTGCATTTCTCATACGTGTGTCAGATAGATTGGACAGGGAGATAAGGGCTGATCTACGGACACCGCCGACAACAACCACATCTCCGATCTTACACATGATGTCATGACACTGAAGGCTGTTAAGTTTGCGTCCCGCTGCGTCTTTGAACGTGTTAACAGTAAATCTGAACAGTTCTTCAAGGGGCTCTGGTCCTGAGGCCCGACCACCAAATACTTTGAGCAAGGCACCAGCAGGTCTGATCTTATCCATGTTCCACTGTGGGATAGACCCCTGATACAGGGATCCAATCAGTTCACGAAAACCACGGGCCCAGCCTTCTTTTGAATCCCCTACATTAATAACTGAGTCTGAATATTCCAAGGTCTCGGAAACAGCGGGTAGCTTATTAATGTAATCTCGTTCGACCGAGAACCCTACCCCTGTCCCATTCATCAGGATATATAGACACTCATCAAAAGCCCGTGGGTGATCGACCGGGAGATACGAACAGTTATACCCTGCAACATTCTCTCTCTTCAGTGCAAGACCAGCAGTCATCATGCATCGCATAGATGGCATCACCTGTAGGTCAAGAACTTTGGTTTCCAGATAATCTCTTAGTTCTCTTGTAAGAATATCCGGTCCAAGATGATCATCGAAGAAATCAAAGTATCGAGAGACAGTCTCTGGGAAAGTTTCACGACGTTCTTTTTCTTTATCCCAACGTGAATAACGAGAGAGGTGAATGTATTGTTGATAGAGCGAGGGAAGATAGTTATTATTCATCATTTGTTTACGCACCTTTTAGATTAATATCAGACCTGATTTGAAAATACTCTGAGCCCGTTGGATCTAGCTTGAACTTTTCAACATACACGTTTACCTCATAACCTCTGTTACTCCAGTACATACGGATTTTATGAGCAAGTGCCTTACTTTCTCTGTAGCTCCCTAAGTAGTCAGGGATTTTTCTATCCTGTTCCATCATGGCTGAACCCTTATTCTAACATATCTCATGGCAAGCGCAACGAAAATGAAATTCTTTTTTGTAGCACTTCTATCTCGGCCTCCAGCTTTTCAATTTTTATAGTTTGATTATTTAATTTAGAGCGCATATCAGTTCCTCCGAGTAAGTTCTTTTCGAGGCGTCCGTTGAGTTTATCCAGATTGAGCTTTGCCACATCCCCGAGTCTAAGATTCATATCAGAGCATAGCGCAGAGACATACCACAGCACGTCACCAAGCTCCCCGGCAAGATCATCTTTAATCTCAGAGAGCTCGACATCACCTCGTGTGATCTTCTTGATCTTGTTACAAACTTCCCCAGCCTCACCGGCTAAACCCATGGCTGGGTAGATTACCTTGGCATCATCAGGATACACCGCAGTCTTCCTCGACGCTGCCTGATAAACATTAAAATTCAATTCGATCATGGTCCATTAATCCTTTAGACTGTTCGTGTTTCACAGAAGTGGCCAGCTTATCTAGGTACCACTGGGATTTTTGAAGATCCTCATGCCCACCCTTGTTCTTATATCTGAACAAATACTTCAGGACGTTACCCCGTAGGAACCCATGATATTCTTCTGGGCTCAGTTGATCTTTTAGGATATCGATAACTTCCCAGTTACCTGTTCTGTAGTGAGGTGGTTTGTTAACCATATCAATGATAGCCATCTACTAAGACCCAGAAGGGATGTTATCAATTAGGGAATCTGCACGTCTCAAAAAGATAGTCTCATCATTATCAATCTGGGGGTTATAAGCGGTGCCGATTCTTAGACATACCGCTTTTCTATAGTCGAGCTCTTTATAAAATTCGTTGTAATCGTTTGCGGTTTGTTCACAGTATTCCTTGTTTTCCCCTACATAGATAGGATTACTACTCATATCCGGACCTTGTGCGAAAGCAAATACCATAAAGACGACATAGATATCCATAGTTTTTATTTCCTTATGTTGTAGTTATTGCTGTGTCTAACAGGGCATTGATTCGGAATCTTTCAAATGGTTGGCCATGGAACAGCACGTTCGTGGACAACCGCCTTACTTGATCTTCTGAGATACCGGCGTTCTCGCAGACCGTTTCTCGATCCTCCGCTGTGACACAGGCCGACACCACTGTCAACCATCGTGTAGCAGAACGCCGGTATTCACAGATAGCTTCCGAATCAGAAGACCTTGGTTCCTTGGTTGCATCGAGAATAGCTTGGGCAATAACAGCAAACCACATTAGCTGCTCTGGACCCCAACTAGCATCCGTGGTACTAAGCATATCAAACGTCACATAATCGAGATCGATATTAGAGGACCCTTGGTATTCTGATCCGGCCATTAAATTAAGTCTTCCAGTAACGTGTGTAAATCTTATTGTTAACTGGGTTAACCCTTTGCTCAGTCGTGATGTCCATACCCTTACAGCGGAGCTTATAGATTGCATCACGGAGAGACACGATCCCATAATCAAGCAGAGCTTCTCTGCTAGAGATGTGCCCAATATCTTCGAGGTGCTGTGAAATATTTGTGATCTTGGTTGTCATTGGTATCTTTGTCCTTTTACAGATGTTATAATTCTTGTAGGATAGTGCCTAGCTTTTCGTTTAAATCAGGGCATACTTCTTTAGGTATAAATCTGATCCCTCCGATTTGTCTATTGTAATACTCCCGTTCTTCTTGACTATCCAGCTTGCTTGATAGGACATCAAGTTTATGTTGAGCATTTGCTTCTGCGTATGTTAGGCCTCCTCTTGTCTCATACTGATGGATAATAATAAACCTGAAGTTATTCAGGCCATAGTCTTTAATAGCAGCATGGAGATATCTTGACGAGCTTTTATAAGTCTTCCAGTCCGTATATCCTACGGCCTTCTTCTTGGAATATCTTTTGAACTGCTTACGTCCAACATATTTCTGTTTTGTTTTTTTATTGTAGACAATATAAAGAAAACCGAAGAACCATTGAGGGTCTATCTTTCCTTTAAAAAACATTTCCCACGGCGTCAATGTAATACTTTGGCTGGTCGTTCCAACCTTTTTCTTCGATGAGCCCTTCGCCTTGGTTGGCGTCCGCCCAGCACGTGTGCTTGAAGTCACAGTAGACACAGCCTGATCTAAGATACTGTCGGCCATCTTTCTTGGCCGTGACGGGTGTGAAGCATCTTTCCGGGGGCTCCCCTTTACTAATGACTTCTTTAGCTTCGGCAATTCTTTCTTTAGCACTAGGTGTTTCCAAAATAGTAACCGGCATGTAGCAGATTTCTCCGGTCACTTTGTTAATAGCAAGGAACCCGCCTTCGTCTGCACTGTCTGCTTGGATATAAGCCCCAAGCTGTTGCATGTATCCAAACGGGTCGTCTTGTAAATCCCCCTTTTTAAATTTCTGAAACCCAAAGTCAGACGCACTCTTTGCATCAACAATGACACCATCAATCTTACAGTCGATGTGTCCTCTGACACCGTCAATTTCGTATTCTCTTTGCTGATCTGTGACCTTATGTCCAGCAGTCTTAACTAAAAGAAGAAGCAGGGATTCGAGTAAATGACCATAAGTAAACTTTAGTAATGTGTCATAAGGTAAAGAACTCTCGGAACTTTTCATATGTTCCTTGTACCATAACTGTCTGTTCTTTTTACCAAGAGAAGAGAAGCGGAGGGTATCTCTCTCTTTCTCTTTTTTCGGATCCCTGCATTCTTCGAATAGACCAGTGACAGCTTCACGAACTTCGTCAAGGAAATCATTCATGTCCTTTGCAGAAGGAGAAGACTCACCACATTCAATGGTTTTTTGAATGTTCTTTACGATGTTATGAAGTGTCACTGGCCTATACCTTAGAAGGGTAGGTCGTCATCAATGTCAGCGTCTGACCTTGAGACTCCTGCTCCTGATGAACTCGGTGCTTCGAAGCCGTCCTCCTCATCAAATTCATCAGAGCTACCCTCATACTCAACGAGGTTGATAACCTGAATCTTATCGATAGAGAATCCCCACTTGGCCCATTTCGACATGTAGAAGCGTGAGACAAGAACCTTAACATCGGTACCCCATCCAATGCTGCTAAGAATATCATTAGGAATACGGCGCTTCTTAGAATCAACTACAAGGGGTGCTTCATTATCTTCGCCCCGGGAGTTTTTTACATTCTTATGAAGGGACACATACGAACTATCCATGATAGCCGTAGGTTCTTTTACGGTCATGGTATTTGTTTCAGCAAGTTTCTGCATATCTTTATCCAAGGACAGAGCCAGTCCCCATCGAGGAGTAAAAGCAGTGTCAGGAAAATCAGGATGAAGGTGCCCATAAAAGAGCTTACCTGAGAGAACGAAACGTGAAGGTGAAGTATCCATAGGCTGCTGTGCTGCCTTCTTTAACATATCTTTATATCCTTTGTAAGGGTGTGTTTGTTCTAGGTGAGTGGCCGAGAACCGGGCCTACCATCTAGGTGGGGTTGGTCCGGGGCATCGTCAACCCCCGACCTGCAAAAAATCTCAGTGGGTCTCTGCCCAGTTTTCGCCAATTATAACTGAACAATCTAGGTCGCAATTAAACTCTAGAATTGTTTTGGTCTTCTTGATAGAAGCATGGGTCGCCTCTGTTAGTTCATCGACATCCTCCCTGTTAACTTCAAATTGAATTTCATCATGAATATTAGCAACGGGTACTCCCCGAATTCTTTTTTGTTTAATCGCTTGATCGATCTGAACTAACCATGTTTTACAAATGATAGCCCCGGCACTTTGAAGTAAATAGTTTAGACCAGTATGTGGGAACTCAACAGGTATACGCCGTCCATCCAATCCCGTTATATAACCCCGTTGAACTGCTCGCTCTACCTTGTTCTTCAAGGTCTGAAGTTTGGGCAGGGATGACATGAAGGTGTCTATCATTGTCTTACCTTCTCGGGATCCTCCCCCTACAATCTGACCAATCTTGGAGGGACCTGCCCCATAAATCAAAGCATAGATAAATGTCTTGGCTTGATCTCGGGTAGCTAGTCCGGCTTTGTTCTGGTTGAAGGTATGGATATCCCCATCCAAAACTTCCCGTGTAAATTCTGAATCGTCCATGTAGTGGGCAAGACATCGAAGCTCAAGCCCCTCTGCATCAGTGCCAAGGAGTACGTTATTAACCCGGTCTTTAGGAACCCATAGGCTACGACATCTCTCACCATACTCGGCTCTTACAGAAGGCACCTGAGCCATGTTAGGACTGTTGTGTGTCATACGTCCCGTGACTGTACCTAAGGTTCTGACACTACCATGCACCATGTTATCTACATCAGCAGCGGAAATCCATGACTGAACATGGGCCTTTCTTTTCTGGAGTGTTAAATAATCCACCATCTTCAAAGCCTCGATGCTCCCTATCTCTTTTAGGATTGTCTCATCAATCTTTGGCTGTCCAGTTGGCGTGAAATCTTTTGGTTCCCACCCAAACTCATTAATCAGGCGATCACTAATTTGCTGACGGCTCCCCGGATTAAAGGGGATGATCTTTGTCTTTGTCTTCATATGAATCGTGGTAGGTTCAAAGATATCCTGAAGTTCTTTTTCGATAGTGTTAAGTTTATCCTCAAGAAAAGCGTAGAAGATCATGGCCTCTGGCATATCAAGACAGAAGCCATAGGCTTTTTGTTTGTCTATGATGTATCTAACACTACGCTCCATTTGCAAAACATTCTCAGGTATACTTTTGTTGTTCCGCAAAGTCATCCATACTTTTGCATTTACTGCGACATCCCGCACACAATACTCAACCATCTTTTCAGTCAGGCCCCCGGTAAAATGGGTGAACTCCTGCTTTGGAAAGTTTAGTATCTTCCCCCAGTTTTTTAAAGAGTTACCCCCTTCTCTTTTCGGGTCAGCAATCTGGGACATCAGTAGAGTATCCTCGGCCTGATGAATCTGTATGTCCATCTTTAATAGTCTATTGATAATTGGGATATCGAAGCTGATAATATTATGGCCCACGAAAATAGTATCGTGTTCCCCCAAGAATCTTTTCCTGAAATCATTGAGGCTTGGATAACCGAAGCCCCCACCATAGGTGAAGACCTCTGGAATTCCAAAGCTGACTTCTTGATTACTGATAAGGTCCACCCCCTGAATTACAACACAGTAAATCTTTGTGGCATCGAGACTGTCTGTCTCAATATCAATAATATATTTATGGGGTTTCTGCATCTATCATTCCCCTAATCATTTCTTCAAAGCCGATTGTTGGTTCCCATCCTAAATCATACCGTGCCTTGTCTGCGTTTCCACAGAGCCTTGTGACATCGTTAGGTCTGAGATCTTCTGGTGTATTGTGTTCAACAATCTTTGTCCAATCGGTGATGCCAATATGGTTAAACGTTATGTCCAAAAGATCACGGATAGATCGGGTACTTCCCGTTGCCAGAACATAGTCGTCTGGGTCTTTGTTGTCAAGCATCATCGTCATGCCCCTCACATAATCAGGTGCCCAGCCCCAGTCCCTCACCGATTCGATGTTGCCCAGCTTGAGCTTATGATCTGACGAAGGAACATAGCGTCTGTAATCTGCCACGAATGAGGTGATCTTCCGGGTCACAAAGTCTTTACCACGCCGGGAACTTTCGTGATTAAACAGGATACCTGAGCAGGCAAACAACCCGTATGATTCTCGGTAAAGCTTTACCATGTGATGTGCCGCTGTCTTTGCCACGCCATAAGGAGATGCTGGGCTAAGTCTAGTCTGTTCGTTGGCCATCCCTGATAGCACTGTTCCAAACATCTCAGAGGTTGATGCCTGATAGAACTTGGTACGGGGAGATGTCAGTCTAATTGATTCGAGCATTCCCAGTACTGCATTGGCATTCACTTCAAAAGTTACATCAGGATTTTCAAAACTGTAGCCAACATGACTCTGTGCTGCCAGATTATAGAACTCAGTAGGCTTCTCATTTTTAATCAACGTCATTATAAAAGATGTATCGCAAATATCTCCTTCAATCTCTTGGTACTTCGGAAGAAAATTAGTACGTTGATTATCTCTAGATGAATGACGGCGGCATACACCGACGACTTCGTATCCTTTATTTAGTAGCAGTCTACTTAGGTAGTATCCATCTTGTCCACGGACACCAGTGATGATGGCTCGTTTGTTTATTTGTGATGTCATCAGAAACTCTCCTGTGTGTTATCGAAGTCATCAAATACTTCGGTCATTCTTCCGGTCTCTTTACACCAGAGAAGTTTACTACCGGGTCCTGACTCACCGGAGAATCGGTTCTTCAGTACACGAAGCTGTGTGGTGTTACGAGTGATCGGGTCTTCTGCTTGGCTGTCCCTTTCCAGACCAATGACTATGTCTGAAAGCTGGCCAATACCAGCGGAGCCTCGTAGTTGTGAAAGCGTTGTGACCCCGCCAATCTCATGACCACCACCCTGTGGCCTCTTAAGATGGGAGACAATGAACAGTGCGATATTAGTTTCTTGCACCAGCATTCTCAGCTTTGTCACGATTTCGTCTAGTGCTTTGCGCTCATCCCCATTTTCTTGGGACGATACGATGATTGAGATGTGATCAAGAAAGATGTACTGGCACTCTAAACCTTTGGCCATATACCTGATACGACTAACGATGTTGTCGATCTCGGTTGATCCGAAATGATCATAGAGATATACACGTCCTGAACCTACAGTATTCTTGAAGGCAGTTTTTAATTCATCCTTGGTGTATGTGGTGGTTGGGAGATGGAACTGTTTGTTAGCATCAATGGACATAAGCCCAAGGCCTGTACGTCTGATGCTCTCTTCCATAAACAAAGCACCTATTTTTTCGTCGGTATTTTGTAGGATATGGTAGATAATTTCTTTGAGGATTGCCGACTTACCGATACCAGATCCGGCAGTGACCGTGACAAGCTCACCTTTACGGATGCCATATGTCAGATCATTAAGAGCCTGCCATGGATAGTCGATTGATTCGTTAGTGAGTTCTGTGCTGACGATATCCCAGATGTCTGTGCCACATACGATACCATCAGGGCTGATCGGCTTTGCTTCCCACCATTCCCGGATGAACCCTGCACTGTCATTGGCCATCAGATATTCACAAGGATCTTTCCGATGCATAGGCATGATCAGGCACTGACCTACCTCAAAGATCTGACTCAGTTTCTCTGCCGCTTCTTTACCCGGCTTGTCGTTGTCCAGAGCCAAGACAACCTTGTCGTACTGATTAAAGAACTCCAGATTTTTTCTGATATCTTTCTCGGCGGAGTTGGCACCAGACTTCAGGGATACAACGGGCCACTTTGATCCGAGCATCTGGTAAGCTGCTAGGGCATCAAGCTCTCCTTCCACAAGCGTGATGAACTTCCCTCTGCCAGAGAATAACTGCTGCCCAAACAAGGATGCATCCGTGAACGATCCGTTATTAGATGTCATGATGGAGAACGCTTTATTCTCCACGTCTCGCTTTTTATATGCGAGAATTTTCTGACCGTCGTAATCGTAATAAGGATAGGCGTGGCTGATAATACTCCCGTTGGTATCTTTACGAACTTTAACACCATACTTTTCTGATGTCAGTAAACTGATGTTACGATCAGAGATTGACTCAGTCTTGAATTTAGAATCCATAGTCTCTCCTTTATTATGTATGCGTTCGTGAGGTACATAATCTGATTTATCTGTGTCTGTCTTTTTACAGACGAAGCAGTGGAAATGTGTACTGATTTCTCCCCTTTGATTCGTATCCCTATACTCCGAGTTCCCATCTGAACTACCACAGTTTTTGCAAGGCACATGTCGTACAAAAACTGAGTCCCTTACCAGATTATTTTCTAACATGGTCACTCCAAAATATACTTGATAGGTTGTTGGTTATTACTTCAAAACCATCTACATTATTATTAAGTTCCTCAAAGTGTATTGAGTAGAGCGTTGTTATAGACTCGAACAACTCTTTTATCTTACTTGAGTTAAGTTGTTGGTCCTCCAGTAGGGGGGCTTCCATTGGTAAGGTCGCCATGTAGTTAAGTACTGAACCAATATCTTCAAGGATGGTCCATGTTTTTAACACAGATGTCTTAACCTTTTCTTGTTGATATAGAAGACTACTAACTTGTAGTCTTAGGTATGCAGCTTCTGTATTCTCATAAGTCTCGGTCATTTTATTATATTACTTTCCGTTGGATTTTATCGTATTCTAGGAACCATACAGCTACGATTGCGCCCAGTGCCATTAGACCAATCATACCCCACGGGCCAAAGAAGTAGATAGCTGTACTCAGTACCGCTCCCCCTAAGGCTAGCAAAGCAAGGTATTTGAAAGTGCGTAAGCTGGCTAACATAATAGCGGGCATGTCTTGTTCTCCTTGGGTCTATATATATATATATGTTACAGAAGAAAATTCCTGATCGGGAATAAGGGTGGTGAACGAGGTAGGACTCGAACCTACGACATGCGGCTTAGAAGGCCGCTGCTCTATCCAACTGAGCTACTCGTCCATGCGTTAGGCATTACTTCATCTGAATAAATAATAGCCTTGACTTCCTCGGCTATTTTCCGGTGCTCATATTGGGTTTCCGGGGATGCTCTGATATCAACATAGTGCATCCATGATCTGAGAGTTCCGTGCATAAACAGGCGGGTCTTTGTCTGGCCCTCAGGGAGCACACCCCTTGCCACCTCCTTAGCCAAGCCCCGCTCTAGTGCCCACTTATAAGCCCTTGAAGATACCTGATTAACCTCGATCTGTTTCCGGTACCATTCGTCTATCAGTTTCTGATCATCAGGGGAATTATCCGTGAGGTGGATAGAGTTCTGTCTATTATTTAAATCCTGAAACCGTGGGGCTGAGTAATAGGGATCTCCTGATTCTAGGTTTGTCGAGTATCTTGTAGAGAATTCTTGGAATGAGAAGCTCCTGTGCCTCAGCATTTGCCTTGAGATATCCCGTGTTGTGTGTATTTCCAGACACATTGATACCATCTCAAAGGGGGACCAGTGCTTATGTTTAATCAGATAGTTTAATAACTTCTTGTCTCTGGCTACATCAAGAACCTGTGATGGTCTGGGGTCCTCGGGATTAGATACCCGGGCATAGTGGAGCACTGATTGTTCGGGTGTCATACCGGGGATGCTTGATACGTGGCTCAGTTTAACCATTGAGATCAGGTTCATGTTTGTATAGGTCCTCTTATGTATATCAATGTGTATACACAGGGTAGGGAAACATCCCGTGTTTCCTGTCTATACCACGGTGGACCCCCCGTGTCCATGGAAATATTCTGTGTGCGTGTGTCATCCTGTGTCACTCCGGGGGGGTTGACAAGGTCTCATCCGTGTGATAGGCTTGGCGTAGGAACCCGGGGATACTAGGTATATACCTTGTATAGTTCTTACTTCTCTGTGTAGCTCTGTGTAGCTCTGTGTCTATCTAGGATAGTAATCCTTAATATTTCTTACTCTACCTGATAAGGTACATTAGGTATCCAAGAATATTAAGGATACAAAGAGCTACACAGAGCTACTCCTAGCTACTCCTAGATCCGGCGGGCGTATATTTTTATGTATATGACATACAAAGATGATTATTAACCATGATATATCCTTATGTTTTCAGGGATGTGTATGTGTATATATCCCGGCAGTAATGGGCTACTCATATAGGGATCAACCGGGTCGTACATGGGATACCCACACCTCTCAGTTTCCCCTACATAGGAGCCCCGTGGAGACGTTGTCTTAACTTCGGGGTACCGGGGCACTACTAAGTATGAAACACATGTCTCACTGCGTAGCTTTGGAGCATGTAGCGGCACATGTTGCAGGGCTTAGAGGATGCTGTGTCTCCCTTCTTGCTGAAACGAACGATAAAGATATCGGCATCCCTGAGTGCATCGATCCCATGTTTGTTAATGCATTTGATCACTGCATCAGTCTCGGCATGAAGATAAATTCTCTCAGGCTTCCCAAGCTTCTGGGCAAAATGAGCCTGTAAGGGGTGTGTCTTCAGTTTATTACGACCCAGAGACAGGATCCTGCCTCTGGATCCGGTGATCATAGCAACATGATTAGATGAGTGAGAAATGGGGCGTTGTCTTGACATAGTGGGATACTGATTGTAATATCTCCGGAGTTTAAGAATTATTCCCTCATATATGTCATCGTCTTCTCGGAATAGTTTCATCTTATATTATCCAGACCACTATAGTAAGCGTCGAGGTCTGAAAGAAACTGATTGATCTCAGTCAAGGTCAGGTCCTCATAAGGTGTTGCACTGACGGTCTCAATATAATCCCGGATTAGATCACTATGAGAGGGTGCGGGAGGGGTAACAGTCTCTTTGTCATTCGTCATAATATTATTATTATTACCTCGTCATGTTAGAGTGTAAGATGAGGACCATGGTATGATTATACTGGAATAATAAGCAGAAGCGGGATTACCATGATGTCTCCACGTTGTGGTGAAAGGTGGGGGGGACCCCAGATAGTCCGGGGCCTCCCCCCATAGTAATTACTTCGGCATGTTAGAGTTTACGATGAGGACCAGTATGATTACTGGGATGATAAACAGAAAGACTTCCATCAGTGAGCCATGGAACAAAGGGTTTTCCAAGCCTCAGATTTAACCCATGAATTAACTTGGGTACTACGCCGATCCAGCCTTTCGTGATGTGTGTCATTAGCAGAACGACTGAGGCCAAACCTTGTTGAATCATGGGATGCAAAGAATGTCATAGCACTATACATGGACCACAGGTTATGACCACGTACCCCGGTCTCATCAAGGTACTGATCCCATAGCTTATGACCCATACGATTCATCATCCCTCGATCAAGTGAATGCCTGTGGCCAAGATTATCTGGATCATCATCATCATAAGTATTTTTATTAGGAAGAATCTTTTCGATGAACTTAAGGGCGGTATCTTGGCCCAACGGGGTGTTAGCCATACGATTATATCGGTTAGCATGACTTGAATACTGGGTCAGGGCCTGATCAAGAATTCCTTCCATGTCAGGAATTTCGTGAGCACCCTTGTGAACCCTCTTGAACACATCGAATTCACCATGGATCATCCCGTTAGTACAGAAGAAGTCGATGGCCCCGAACAAAACCCTGTTAGAACCCGAGCCGTCAAAACTATTATCCACAATAATACGAAACCCTAATTTGGTTTCGTGTTTGTCATTCTTGATCTGGCGCTCAACATTGGGGAACACATATTCTCTCCATGTCCGGGCCATACCACGGCTCTGATGGTTAACGACATCGTAGCTTTGACCCGACATCTCATTACGAATGGCGGTCTCAACCTTGTCAAAGACCTCTGGATTAGAGATAACTCTGAAATTTTTACCAACAATCCCCAGAACATTGTTTGTCACGGGATGCAGGATTGCTTTGTGATTAGGGGCCAAGATCCCATGAACCGTTGAGATGTCCTGTACAACAGGCTCAAATGCGAGATCCATAACACTCATGATCGTAGACTCCTTGTGTGTGTGTGTGTATATACAGTACCGGAATTATTACCGGGACTATCAGTGTTGAGGGTAAGAAACATTTCGAATCGTAGGATCCCAACAAGAACGACAAGTACCACATTTACCGTCTCTTGTATATGCTTCACATATAATACCGACAGGTTCTTTAGCGTGGCTATGAACCGTGGAAGTATGTGTGAACTTTGCAACATAGTCCAATGGGGTCTGGTCTATGTTCGGAGACGATACCCTGATTACCATGTTGTCAGGGATAGGCTCATTAAAGGCCCTGATAATCCGATACTCTTTGGTGGGTAACCAGAAATTAATATCAGGTAACTGGATAGCGATAAAGATCCAGTCACGTAACATCTGCACACTCTGAATATCCCCGGCATCAAAGATCCGGAAATACTTATCTTCATCAGGAGAATCTTGTGAGATACGTTTCCTGATCAACTCGATCATAGCATCACGCCAAGCGATATTGTCCCGGTCATAACTGGTGATCCGATTATGATGGGACTTTATCACGGATTCATATAGGTAATTACCCCGGAGTGCATAGCACTTGTGACAAACAGAACCTTCGATCTTGGCAAGCTTACCCCCGGTCTTACACAGATTTGCACTGATTCCCCATGCATATCCCGGCATCTTAGACGGCTGGCCTAGATCTGACCCGACATATTCCTTGAGCATCTTGAGTGTTGTCATCAGCCTTCTCCTAACAGTGATGTTCGATTGAACGGGAAGTCGGATAATCCAGAGTCACTTCATCAATAGAATTATAGAACTCATCGCTTATCGAATACAGAGTTTCACCGGTTCCCTCACATTCTGTGCAATTTGTTAGATAGTCAGTAATCCACGGACCATTACAATCAACACCCCCACGTCTAACATTTGATTCCCCGGTTCCTTCGCATGTTTCACAATCAAACAGGATATGATAGGTCATAGTTACTCAACTCCTATGATTAAGTCGTTTTTCATGGTGACTTCGGCAAAGAACTCACGGCCTATGTTGGTAATGTGGGGTCTATTAGCCACACAAAATTTACCATCTGACATATATTCGGGACCAAAGAAGCTGGTCTCGATGTACTTGAGCCGTTGCCCAATGCTCTCCTTGAGAACCTTCTTAGAGGGATAGACAGCTACCATTGTCATATCATCAGACTCCAATGTGAAAGGGATCAGGTAAGTATCACAGTCAGATCGACGCTAGAAAGATCGACGCCAGAAATATCGGCACCGGTAAGCTTGACACTGGTAAGCTTGGCACTGGTAAGCTTGGCACCCCTCAGATCAGCACCACTCAGATCGGCATAACTCAGATTGACACCAGTCAGATCGGCATAACTCAAATTGGCATTAATCATCCTGACATTAATCAGATCGACGCCAGAAAGATCGACGCCAGAAATATCGGCACCGGTAAGCTTGGCACTGGTAAACTTGGCACCCCTCAGATCAGCTCGCCTCAGATAGGCACCACTCAGATCGGCATAACTCAGATTGGCACCAGTCAGATCGGCATAACTCACAGCAGCATCAACCATACTGGCATCAGTCAGATTGGCATAACTCAGATAGGCACCACTCAGATCGGCATGGCTCAAATTGGCACCAGTCATACTGGCATAGCTCAAATTGGCACTAATCATCCTGACACCAATCAGATTGGCACCAGTCAGATCGGCATGGCTCAAATCGGCACCAGTCAGATTAACACCACACAGCATCGTATTCACCATATTAGCACCACTCAGATTGGCACCACTCAGATTGGCACCACTCAGCTGGGCACCCTTCAAAATAGCATGCTTCAGAGCAGCACCGGTCAAATTAGCACCATTCAGATTGGCATCCCTCAGATTAGCACCACTCAGATTGGCACCGGTCAGATTGACACTGGTTGATACGGCAAATTCGACAACTTCCTTAAAAGAGGAACGGTCATTCTTAAAAAGAATGTCCCCAGTATCGCAGTGTTTGATTTCGTATTCCATTGTACCGGCAACTCCTAGTTAAAGTTTATTAAAGCCTGTTTAATTACCTACATAATTATTAATTAACCGTAGATAACAAGGCCGCTTTCGAGCAACAAGCTTGCCCCCGGTTCGACGCCTTTGTCAAGCATCTCGTAACCCGTTGTTTTTGCAGGGTTTTTCCCGGCACCGTGGCAAAAATGGCACAGTCAAGGGAATTCTCCGGGGCACCATGATTCACTAAGGCACCGGCCCCTAGTGTTGTCTTTATGTCACAGTCAAGGGAATTCTCCGGGGCACC